CGCCTTGTAGATCGTAACGAGCCCCGCCGCTGGCGCCGACGCCTGCACCGGAGCTATGTCCACCGCCTCGATCGTAGAAGGCGGCGCGTGCAAACCGGAAGCAACCTCGTCCGCGCTGTATTGCACCGACAAGGTCACCTTCCCGTCAGCAAGCGCCTCCTGCAACGCATGCATCTTCGGCAGGTCCGTAGCCGACCGCTCGACAGTCTTGGTCTGCCCTACAGGAATGCTCGTGTAGATGTCCCGTAGGTAAACCTCCTCCGTCGAAATGTTTGCGATCTGCAGCTGTGCCATGTCTTCTCCTCCGTCCGTTCAAACTCCCATCGTCCTAGCACGCTCTCTACCTCACTGTCTAGGTAGAGAGCCCGAGATCAAGGCGTCTCGTCCAACACCGAAGCGCTGATGTAATAGATCGTCAGCTCGGTCTGACCTGCGGTCAGCGTGTCGAGGTTTACCGAGCCGGTGATCTTCACCTGTAGCTGGTCAGCGTCCGCCGGGATGTACACGCCGCGGTTGTCCACGAAGTTGCCGTTGTCGATGTCGATCGGAGTAGCAGTGAACTTGTTGTCGTCCGTCGCGTTGCCGATGTCCATCGAGAACGTGCCAACACCGCCGTCCGTCCAGTCCGTGTTGTCGGCGTAGATGCCGACAACCACACACCCGCCAGGTAGAGCACCCGCCAGCGGAATGATCGCCTCGGTGGCCGCGAGCGCGATGTCCGCGTCGTCAAACGCGAACGTACGCTTGACCGCATCCGCTCCGACGCCAGCGCCGTCGCCGTCCTCCGGAGTTGTCGTGATGCTGATGCTGCCATCGGCGATCAGCTTCTTCAGCTCCTGCTCCGCGTTGAGCTGCTCGTAGGTCCGACGTGTCGTCACCGACCCACTAGCGGCAATCCCCTTGTAGAGAGTCGAAACGTACAGCTCGTCCGACGTGTTGTTGGTGAATGTGACCTGCATGTGATTTCTCTCCTAGTTTGAGCAGCTAGAACCCTGATGGTATCTCGGTCGATCTCCGGACGAAACCCTAACCGCCAAAGTCACCAAGAGCCTACCTCAAACTGCCCCCTAAGCGCTAGTCCCGCGCTGAAGACAACTGCGCTCTCAGCTTCTCGATCTCCGGCTCGACCTTGATAAGCCTCGTGTAGTAGTCGCCGAATTCCTTCAAATGCGCCAGGGCGATCTTGCCCGTGATAATCCAGTCGTCGTCCGAGACGTTCGTCTGAGGGTCGATCTTCCCGTGCTCCAGCTCGACCGCCAGCCCCATCCGGAACTCCCCAATCGGAATCTCGTCCCAGTCCACTCCGATCTCGTCCCCCACCCGACGCGCCAGGTCCTCCGAAGGCATGTCCGCCAACTCCACCTGCAACGCCCGCCGAACGCTCTCTAGCAATCGGTTGATCTTCCTATTCATCAGCCTGCGGTCCTTCTCCTCGATCCGCTGTCGTATGATGCGCCACTATCCGACGAAATAGATCTAGCGTCTCCACAAACTGAGGGTCCAACGGCGGAGGCGGCGCCATCGTCCGAGGCTTCTCGCGCGAAGTCTTCCACAAGTGCAGCAAAACCCCGACGAGGATCAACACCACCCCGAGCCCCAGTCCGCCGTACATCGCGTAGGCTGGCTTACCCTCGGGACGAAAGAGCGCGAAGAACGAAAAGACGATCCCGCAGCTCAGTATCGTCGGCGCCATCCCGTGCGTCGTGATGACCTCCGAAAGTTGGCTGATCACTTCAACGAACTTGTTCGGTTGGTGCTGGTGATCCTTCACCACCGCCGATAACTTGCCCGCTACCTCTACCGCCTTCTCCGCCTTGTCCCCCGGAGTAGGAGCCGGAGTCTTTGGTGCGTCTGCCATAGCTTACTCGATTAGCTTGCCCGCAGCTTTCGCCGCAGGAACGATCTTCGGCGCCTTGTAGTAGGCATGGTTCAAAGCCTCGTCCCACGTGCCCGCCTCGCAGTCCGGACCAAGCTCGCGCTTCGTTACGTCCGAGCGCTTCCTAAAGTAAACCCCCCACAACTTCCGAGCAGCGCGCGTAACCTCGAAGCGATCCGCTATCAGCCCCCGCGGATGCGCGTGCTCCATCGCCACGTCGTACAACAAAGGTCCCCAGCCCCGCGGAGCCTCCGAGACCGTAACCTCGTAGACGTCACCGCACTCCGAATCGGCCGGCTCGCACTCCACACTCCCCGTCAGGCTGGCCTCGCTCGAGCCGTCCGCTGCCGTGAACTCCACCACGAAGCCGCCGCGAGAGCTGCTGATCTTTATGAACACGTCGGCCGGAAGGTCCTGCCACCTCTTAGCAGCTTCCTCCAGCTCGCCCCGCAGCTCCGCTAGCAGCTTGCCCAGAGTCATACCCTCTTCGCCTCGCCCAACGCAGAAAGGTCGACCTTCACCGCGCCCTTCCCGGGCATGTCCCCAAACCAAGCATCGCTGCCCTTCCGCTGAGAGATGCTCCGAGTACGACCCTTCTTGTCCTTGTACTGGATGACTCGAGCGCCCGAAGTGTCTGAGACGTAGTCGCGCGTCACCACCTGCTTGCGGTTTCCGATCTTGATCGTCTTACCCACACTCGCAGAGTTGTCGACCGGAGCCTCGCCAAGCTCGCGACGTATGCCCTCCAACAACCGGTTGATGCGCTTGTTCATCACTTCACCACACTGAAGTAAGCCGCTGTCGCCTTGCTGGGTCGGACCACATGAGTGAACGGCTTGACATAAGCTCCGCTGCCCTTCGCGGGCGCCGCCTTCTCAAAGTCGAGATCCTTACCGCCGAACCAAGAAGCTACCGTCTTCGGGTAGCGCTTGATCAAGCTGCGCATCCTAGCGGCCGACATCGGACAGCGCGCTGCGATCTTCTTGAAGTCCATCGAGTTGGGAGGATGGCCGCCGTATTGTCCCTTTATGAGAGACTTGATGGTGTCCTCAACCTCCGCGAACTCCTCCACGTCCTTCGGCTTGATCTTCTCCACGGCCTCGCCAAGCTCGCGACGTATGCCCTCCAACAACCGATTGATTCGCTTGTTCATTGTTCCTCAACCTACGCGTCGCAAGAGGTTTGCTGAGTCCTTCCGAGATACGCGCCCTCCACCAGCCCTGCCGAAAGCCCCCGCACCGCTCTTGTAAACACTTGGATCCCTGTAGCGATAGGGAGCAAACTTGGCCCCCAACACCCCAAGCCAGTTGTTAATCTGCTCTAAGTTGTTGCGGGCAATCGAAGAGAACTGGTTCAGAGTCAGCGGCGAGCGGCCCGCCGCAGTTTCCATGTTGAAAGCCGGGCGCTTCTCGGACTTGAAGATGGCCTCGACCACTAGGGCGATCTTGTCCGTCCTGCTCAGCTTCTCCCCCGCCTTCACCTTCGCCCAAGCCGCCTTGATGGCTGCCTTGATGTCTGACTTCGTCTCGGCCTCGCCAAGCTCGCGCCGAATGCCCTCCAACAACCGATTGATGCGCTTGTTCATATCGCCCTCCAACCTACCACAGTTTAGGCCGCTGCTCGATCCCCCCAAAGAAACGAAGGCGTTGCCCACGAGAGGTAGACAACGCCTATCTTTAGTTGCTTAGTGGTAACTGAATCCTAACTAAACCGCGCTAAGTACGCGGAATCATTAGGCTGCGATCGTTGCCTGCTGAAATCTGAAGCGCACAAATTCTGCAGGCCGGTTCGGCGCCGCGCCGACGTCGATGATGACCTGTCCTGCCTCGATGGTGGACGTGGTGTTGTTGGAGCTGTCGCAGATGACGAAGTACGCCTGCGATGCCGACGTCCCGTAGAACAAGCCTGCGGAGAACAGGCCGGACATGAATCCGTCGATCTGTCCCTTGATCTTCGCCCACAGCTGCGGGCCGTTGTTCTCGAAGACGATCCAGGCCGTCGAGTTGTAGATGCTCTTCTCCATGAACATGAACAACCGCCGCGCGTGTACGTACCTCCACTCGCTCTCGGACGAGATGGTACGCGCGCCCCATACAGCCAGCCCCGTCTGAGGTGAGCTGATGAGCGGGTTGATCTTGTTCGGGTAGACGTAGTCGCGCTCGCCCTGCGTCGAAATGTACTCGAGGCCCGTGAGCCAGTTCAGCGCGCCGTCCACCGTTCCGGCCGGAGCCTTGCCCACCGACTTGTTGTTGTCGGTCCGAGCGTAGATGCCTGCGATGTGGCCCATGGGAGGCATGGTGAGCGTGCGGCCGTCGACCAACGGGTCGGCGACGTTGATCCACGGCCAGTACAGCGCGGCCCACTTGCTGAACCGTCCGAGGTCGTAGCGGAACCAATCCACCGCTTCCTGTGGGTCGGAGCCGAGAGGCACCGTCAGGATGATGAAGCGATCTCCACCGCTCGGCAGGTTCGCACGACTCGCCGCGTAGTCGAGCAGGTCGCCCGTCACCGTCACATCTCCGGCGAAGTCGGGGATGATGACGTTGAGCAGCTCGTCTACCTCGTCCAGCGCGTACAGGCCACGCTTGGAGGCCTGCAGCGTCGGGTTGGTGAACTCCGCGCGGCTGTAGGTACCCGTGGTGAACGTGCCGTTGTCGCCGGCCAGGAAGTGCACCACCGCATCGGAGTCGGTGAAGCGCTTGTTGGCGTCGCCGAACTGGTCGGTGTTGGAAGTTTCCTCAGCCTCCACGTAGAAGGTGGCGCTGATGAGCGTGCCGCCTTCGATGGTCTCGAGCGTCTTGAAATTGACGTAGCCTGTGTCGTAGTCGATGGTATTCGGCTGAAGCGTCACGCCGCCGACCGTGACGACCGTGGCGTAGGCCGGATCGACCGAGCCGGTCAGGCCGCCGGAGCCGTCGTCGGTGATGGTGAGCGCGCCGCTGGTCGTGCCCGTGTAGTTGATGGTGCACGCCCGAGCGCCGACGCTGAAGTCGTTGATCGCCGCCGGGATGATCTGCGTGCCGCCGAACGTCGAGTTTCCTGCTGTGTTGTCTTCGTCACCGCCGCCGAAGTAGGACGTGTAGGCCCATCCGTCGAGGCTGCCTGGATAGGCGTCCCCGCCCGGAGTCGTGACGGAGATGAGATCTGACAGCTCGTTGACCACATCAGGGAAGTACTGCGTGGACGTCGAGTCGGTGAAGTCGAGAGCCTCATAGGTCTCGGTCACGTCGTACTCGCCGGTTCCGGAGTTGTACTGCAGCACGGCAAAGTCGTGTCTGGAGTAGCTCTGGGTAGCCACAGTGAAGTAGTCGAGGTTGCCGCTGACGCGGACCTGCATTTCGTTGGCCCACGCTCCATTGGAGATGGGGTCGCAATCCCAGATCTGGTAGTAGTAGTCGGCGAGAAGCGGAGCACCTTCGTGCGGGATGGCCGTAGTGGCGCCCGTCTCGAAGTCGTAGGTGCCGTCGTTGTAGTTGATGGTGTCCGCGCCGCTGCCGCTCAGAGAGCCCGCGACGACATCTTCGAGGTTGCCGGCACCGTCGTCTCTGATCTTCCAGGACACCGTGGTCGGCGTGTAGTCGCAGGTTATCGTGATGGCATCACCTCCGACTACCACCTCCTCCGTCCCCGCAAACTTCACAGAACCGTAGCCGGTCGCGAAGTCGAAGGTGCATACGGAGCCCTGCGCAGTCGTGACCGTTCCTACAGTTCCGGCAGTCGGTGCTGGAACTGTGAATAGGAGAGCGGCGCCTCCGGTGGGATCAGTGTTAAGCACGAAGTCGTCAGAAGGATCGACAACGAACTGCTTGTAGTCGCCCTCGGCAAGAGCTGGTAGGGATGAAGGATCGACCCGAAACTCGTACGACTGTAGGGGAGTCGGGGCGCCTACCTGAGCCACATCGGCCGAGTCGTCGCGGTTGCGCACAGCCTCCGTAGTGACCGGAGTGCCGGCGCCGCGCCACCTGATCTCGATGCCCATGTTGGTGCCGGCCGGCGTCGCGTTGCCGTTGTAAGCCGCGATGGTCGTGTTGAGGTCTGCCGGCGTGCCCGGCGCCGAGTCCGTAAATTGCTGGTCGGCTGAAGCAGTGCCCTCGTTGATCCACTGGTTGTAGACCCGACTCAGGATGTCGACGTCCGCCTCCACGGAATCGCTGGGCACGACACGGACCACGAAGCAGCGTCGGCCGCCGTTCGCGAAGAACGCCATGACGGCGTGACCCGTGAAGGTGTTGGCGTCCATGCCGCCGAAAATTTCGTCGAACTGGATGGACGACGTGATGAGCGTTGCCTCGTCGGTCGGACCCTTCGGGGTATAGCCGACAATGGCCATGTTGGACGTCGAAACGGCTTGGACAGTCTGGACCGCTGAGGGAACTTCTTCGATGAATACGCCAGGCGATAGAAACTCGGCCATGATCTTTTCCTCCTACAGAGAGCTACGAGAAGCAGTTGAGCGACTACTTCTTGGAGCTTCGGCTTGTCTTTCTGGACTTGCCCGCTGTCGAAGGCTTCGGATCAGGAGCTGCGGGGGCTCCTGCCTCATCCCCTGCTGTGGCTGGGGTCTTTGCCTCTGCTTTCTTCTTCGCCGCCGGCTTGGGAGCAGCCTTCGGAGCCGCCTCTGCTGCCGCGGGGGAAGTTTTCTTGGGTTTGGATTCGGGCTGCCGGTAGAGCAGGCCCTTGCGCACGGCGCGCATTACGGCAGGACAGGTTTGATCTGCCCCTTCCAGCTCGATCCATGAGTTGCCAGGAACCGAAGTGGATCGGCCCTCAGTGAGAGTTAGGGGAAGGTTGCCCCGTCCGCGGTTGTAGTACTTAGCCATGACGCACCTACATTACAGGAAATTCGTCGATCCCTCAAAGGGGAGTTAGGTTGGTAATCAGTGGTTGGGTGACGGTCCGGACCGTTACAGGCTCGTAGAGGTCCAGCTCCGCTTCAACGCGCATGCTGATCGCCAGCCCGATAATTCGATCTGCTATCTCGGAGTGCTCGTCAAGTACTGACGTGCCCTCGGTAAACGTGTGGTACTGCCTCGGATCCCCCAAACTGTCGTAGAGCGTGACCGCCGCGTAAGGTCCGTAGGTCTTCAGTACGTGGTGAAAAACCGCCTGGACCTGTCCCCGTTGGCCGATAGCCCCGCGGTAGTGGGCGATGCAGGAGATCGTATAGGAGATGTCGAACGGCATAGCCTGATGGCCTATCTCTCGACGGTCGTGCCCTTCCATTCCGGAGAAGATCGTATCGTCCTCGGGCAGCTTGACGGGTAGAGCGTCCCGCGGCGGCGTCTGGTAGGTCCGAGTGCCTGGATGCCAGCGCTCCATAGCAGGAGAGATGTCGTCCCGCCGGATCAACACGAGCGGAACGACGTACGACTTGAACTCGGACTCGGGAAAGCTGAACGTGACGAGCACGCCGGGTCGTCCGGGAGGAGGATCGACGCCGTCGATGTTCAGCCAATAGCGCTGGTCCTCGATAAACGCCCCCATCGTCTCGACGAGGCCTTGGTCGAAGTCGCGTAGGCCTACCGTGCCTACCTGGTCCTGACCACGGACGCGCCTCAGAAACGCTTCGCGCTCTTGCTCAGAGATTGGGGACTCGAGGACTGGCTCTGCCATGGATTATCCCTGACTCCCGAGCATCTCCCGCGCCTTGCCCAACACCTGCCCCGCAAGGTCGACGCTCTTCGCCTTGCCGAGCCAGATGGCTACTTCCTCGTCAGCCGCGTCATCGTCTGGAGGCGCGGGGATGTCGCCGTCGTTGGCCAGCGTCGTCGCCGCGTCGAACACGAACTTGAGCGCTTCCTCGCGTGTCTTGTCGTACTGGATGCTGATCGTATCGGCGATGGTCATGATGTACTGATCCACCGTGTCGCCGATGTTGGTCGGGTTCATCGCAGAGCCGGAGCCGGCTTCAGCGTCGGCCGTGGAGGCTCCACCTACGTCGGCCGCGACGCCCGGACCGTACGCCGTGATGTCGTCCTTGTCCTTGCCTTCTTCCTCTACAACCTGCCGCCGAATGGCCTCCAAAAGCTTGTTGATCTTGGAATTCATCTCGTCTCTCCTAGACTCCCAGCTTCTTCTGGAAGGCTAAGAAGTCCTTAGCCTTTCCGACGCTGATCTTTCCTCTGGTTTTAGTCGGCCACTTACGCCAGCCTGTAAATCCGGGATGGTTAAACGCCTGGGCAAGTCCTGAAGTCTGAATTATCTGCTTAATCCCGCTCTTTTTCAAACGAGAGATCGCCGGACGCCAGTGCGCTCGAGCCGCCGTGCCCAGACCAAACTCCAGTCTCATAGCGTCGAGCGCCACCTCTGGCAGCGCCTCGAGCCCCTTCGGAATCTTCACGTCGGCGTCCTTGCGAATCTTCCGCACCCCCGCCTTTCGTAGCTCCGGCTCCCACAGGCGGCGCTCCCGCCGCTTCTGCTCTGACAGCTTGTTCACCACCCGCTTGCTGGCGCGCCGAGAGATCACAACCGCGTGCTTCTTGCTCGGGTGGAACGGAAGCGTGCTAGCAGTCCAGGGGTTGAAGCTCTCAAGCACTAGGATTTCCGGTGGCGTTCGGCGGGTCGATCTTTTCTTCGGACGAACATACAGAACGGTCTTACGAGCGTCAACTTTGCGCACCCTGCGGCTGCGTGTGTCAGCCCACACAGCGTAGGCGTCCACGCCGCCTATGCGAGACACCGTCAAACTTCCCTTGTAGCCGGCGTACTCTTTCTTGTTTGGGATCTTACCCCAAACCTGCTGGTAGACGTAGTGGGCGGCGAGGTAGGCGAGCTGGACCCGCATCTTGGCCGTGCGCTTCGGCCACTCCCGGACGAGACGTTCTATGCTCTTTGCTGATTGCTCAGGTCTTATCCAGATCTTCGCTAGCGTCATCCTCGCCCTTCAAGAACGCCTCGGGATCGAATTCCCGGTCGTCCTGCTCGGCCCATTCCATCTCTGTCCGTAGGATAGCACCGATGAGCGTGTTCTCGGGAGGCAACTCAAATCCGTTCTTCCCTACAAGCGCCTCGGCTCGCTGGGGCCGGCGCATATCGGGATCGTCCATCCATGCAACGTGCTCGCTGCAGATGCCCATTTCCCGCGTCCAACTCGGATGCGACAAGTGATGCGTAGCGTCTTTGCCGCAAGCGAAGCAGAACCTGCGAAAGGCGTCCGCCGTCATGATCCCCCGATACTCTCGGAAGCAGTCTCCCGCGAGAGGAGAGCCGCACGCGCTTTGCGCTGCGCAGCGATCTCCCGGCAGACCTTTCTCCCGAGCCTCCCAATAGCACTCGCATGAAGCGCAAACGATCGACAGGCCGCTTCGCGAAGCCGCCTGCATCATCTCTACAGTGATGGGCATGTCCGTTAACTTTCCTACGTCTCGTTAAGTACGCGGCGCTCGGGAGTGAACTCCGTACGCCGCTTGATATCGCACCAGAACCCCTCAAACTCGGGGTTGTCAAACACGTGTCCGTCCTCAACTACTCCCGTCAGATCGTAGTAGTAGCCCGCATGCGGTATGCCGCTCTCCATCCCTTGAGCAAAAGCGTCGAAGTGCGGGATCTCCCAGATACGAATGACGTCGCCTTCCTTCGGCGGAGGAGCCTCGGCGTCCTCGATGGTGAGTCGTGGGATGTAGCAGCGTCCGGTCCAGTTGATCTCGTTACCTTCTTCCCGCACCTCGTAAGCCTGCTCGGGCCATTCAACGAAGGCCTTGAACCGGTAGGGGCCTGCCCACTCGCGAGTCTCGGGCTCGTTGTAGAGTGGATCCAAGGTCGAGCCTTCGATGTCCTGAGACCAGTAGACGATGGTCGTGCCTTCTCCGTTCGTCTTCTCCTGCGACCAGATCGCCGGCAGCTCCTGGTTCTCATTCTCCATGTCGAACTCGCCTGCAGGCTCAACCTTGCGGCGAACATTCAAACGGATCGGCTCTACCTTCGTTGCCATGATCTAACCCACCAAGAAATGCATCGGATAGCCGGCCAGGATGATGTCTTCCTCGAGCTTTTCGATCTCGTCCCGAGCCTCGTCCAACAGCCTGTCTCCGTCGATTGGAGCCGTCCCCTGTGCCGCGTTGAAGTCCCACTTGGACCGTACGCGCCCGAGATCCTGCTTGGCCTTAGCAAGCGCGTACCGCTTGATTAGCTCGTGGTCCCGCTCGGACAGCTGATTGATTGCGAAGATGGAAGTCTTGTAGAGGTAGATGATCCTCCGGTTAGTGGAGGGAGTCGGCGAGATGTACACGTGGCGGTCGCGCTGGAACCAGTCTAGCTCTGACCCGGTGATGCGTTTGGCCTGCTCGATGTACTGGATGCTCTGGACGTAGCTCGAATAGAGTCCGATGGACTGAGGCGCAGCGAACACGTCGTATGGGATCTCCTCCTCCATCAGCAAGAACGGAGACCAGATGGTGGAGATATCCTGCGCCGACTGCTCGAAGGCGAGGTCGATGATGAAATCGCAGTCGTCGGGCAGCGGGTAGTCGGGCCGGTTGTTGATCGTGCGAAACTCGGCTAGCCGGAACAGCCCTTTCTTGGCCGCAAACCAACGCTTGGCCGATTCGATCGCATCGTCTAGGTGGTCCTGTGTCAGCTCGACCTTCCAGATAGGAGCGCCAAGCCGCCGTAGGATCCACTTCCCCAAAGCCTCCCGGTCCATCACCTTGGACTGAAAGGCTGGATTGTCTGCTGTCATGCTAGGATTCTAGCAAAGTCAGCTCAGGAGTGGGGATCCCCTTTGCGGCATCACCTCCGTCAGGAGCTTGCGGCCTTGGTTATCCTTCACCTCGGTGAAGCCGCACTTCTGACAGCGGAGGGTCTTCGTCTTGCCGTCTGGAGACGCCTCCACAAGGAGGCCCGGAGAGTTGCACTTGGGACAGGTGTTCATGATGACTTTCGCTTCCGGCGGCGTACGGCCGCCCGCTTCTTCATCTTAGCCGGAGACGGCTTCTCTGTCTCCGACTCGGGCTCGGGAGGCGATGGAGTTACGTCCGCCGTAACGCTCTCCGTTACCGAAACAGTCTCGGCCGCAGCTACCGGACCTGGGGGAGCTGCCTCCGGAGCCGGCTCCTTGGCCTTAGAAGGGGGCTTAGACGCCTTCTTAGGCGCGGCAGGTTTGGATACCTTCTTCGCCTTGGGCGGTCTCCTAGGGGCCTTAGCGGGCGGAGAAGGGGCCTTTGCCGGCGGAGGGGGTGCCTCGGGCACAACCTCGAGCAGGCTGGGGCAGTAACGCCTGTACTCCAAGCCCTCGAGCACCTGTCCTGCCACCACGCGACCCAAGCCCGGAATGATAACGATGTCCCTGTCAGCCCTCTTCCGATACCTCACCACCATCGTCCTCTCCTTCTTCGCCGTCGTCCTCTATGGCAGCGCTCGCCACCCTCTCTGCAGCTTCAGCAAGCACCGCGGTCGCCCGTCGCGCTTGCTTGAAGTGGTTGTACAGAGACTCAAACGCCACGCCCAATTGGTCGATCGCTCGAGCTTGAGCCTGCGCCGCCTTAGCCAAAACCTCCCTGTCGGTGTCGTCCGGCTCGTCGGCCGGATCCTCTGCTCCAACAGGGTCCCCGATGTTCTCTGGAGGTATATCCGGCTCCACCGGGATCTCCGCCGTAGCCACCGTGACCTCGGGGTCGTCCGCCTCGGGCTCGGGAATGGGATCGTCCAGCCCCAAGCTTGCCAGCTCAGCTTCGACGAGCTTCGCTTGGTCGGTAATTCCTTGGCACATCTAGTCCTCCGTCCGTGAGTGATGACTGTAACACGAGGGCAAAAGAAAAACAGGCCCTACCGCCCAAGAGCGGCAGAGCCTGCCTTCCAGCAGCGAGAGGAATCAGTGTGCTAGTGAACCCTACAGGTTCTGGATCCGGATCGAGCCGTAGAACTCGCTCCGCAGGAGCTTCGACGCGTAGCGCGTGCGGAGGCCCTTACGGAAGCTGAAGTCGTTCGGATCGAGGAACGTTGGGGTGACCTGTAGCGGGATGTAGGGAGCCCACACGAAGCCGCTGTCGAGGTAGCTCGCGCCCTTCAGACCGATGAGCATCTGGTCTGAGGTGAAGAAGGGATCTTCATACACGAGCCACTTGTTCATGAGCGTTCCGACCTTGTAGATCGAAAACTGCCCATGCTGCGTGAGGGGTCGCGGCATGTCCACCGGGCCGTAGGGGCTCTCGCCACCCGATACCCAGAGCGGACGGAAGTCGCCGTGAGTCGTGAGCTGGGTCAGCAGGGCCGACACCTCGGGAGAGGTGACGATCCAGTTGGCCGGCGCACGCAGCGTCTTCTTGTGGATGAGGTTGGACACCGTGCTGATGGTGGTGATCATCGCACGGAGATGATCCAGCTCGTTGACGCCTGCCGGAGGCACGCGGTCGAAGGTGCCGGTCGTGCCCGTAGAGGACGCGAACAGCTGCTGGATGATCTCGCGGTCGATCTCCAACGCGATCTCCTGCGCGATGGCAGAGACCATCTCGGTCTCGGCATCGACGCCGTGGAACGCGCGGAGGTCTTCCGCAGCCTCAGCGGACCACAGAGCCTTGAGACGCCGCGGGACTGCCTCGACGGCGGCCTTTTTGACGTCCAAGTTGATCTGCGGAACCTTGGTGTTCAGCTCGCCGTCGTAGTAGTAGTACGCCTTGACGGGGTTCCCGGTGGCCGGCGCGTTCTGGAACGAGAAGTCCGTGATGGCGCCGTTGTCGTAGTTGATGGTACCAGCGATGTTCGCGCCCGTGGGGTCGAACGTGAAGCCGCCAGCGCCGTCATCCGTCGCTTCCTGAACGGTCGCGCCGGTCGTGGCGTTCAGCTCGCGAACGACTACGGAGTAGCCGCGCGTGGTGTCGAGCGCCCTAACGGGATTGAAGGCCAAGGTGGCAGTCAGGTGGTTACCGGTGCCACCCCAGTTGGTGCCGTCACCAGTCGCCAAGATCTCGCCGTTGATGTACTCCGAGGAGTAGTCACGGTCGAAGTCCCGCGGGAAGATGTCGCCTGCCGTCGTCGGTCCCTTGGTGGTGCCGTAGACGTAGTCGAGGAAGAACACCGCGCCGACCGGAGCCGTCATCGGCTGAACCGAGACGATCTCGTTGGCGATCAGGTTGGGGAACACCCGGCGCAATACCGGGAAGATGAACTTGGTGAATGAACCGACGTTGACCGTCCGAGTTTCCTCGGTGAGGTTCTGGAGATACTGACTCTCGTTCTCCATCAGAACGGCGGTGACACCGAGCGTGTATCGGTCCTGCTCCGTCCTGTCTGGGAGCCCTTCGAGGAACTCACTCCATTTCCGAACCAATGCGCCAACATAGCTGCGGTCGGCGACGGTCCTACGGCGGTCTTCGTGTAGAATCTGTCGAGCTTCGGTGCCCATGTTTCTCTCCTGTGACTCTTGAAACCTCTCGCGTTTGCTTTTGTTAACGCATGGTACGCGCTAACCTACCCTTTCCGAGCACCCATGCCCGAAAGTGTTTTGAGCGTGGATAGGTCGACGCCTAGTCCGTTGTAGTCGCTCTCCTCAAGCCGACGTGCGGCCGGAGGGGGAGTTTCCTCTTGCTCAGGCGTTGTGGAACGCCCACCTTGGGTCACGCTGCGAACGCGGGCGCGGATGGCTGCCAGGTCGTCCGAGTCGCGCTCGGGAATCCGATGATCCTCGATGATCTCGTCGACCTCATCCTTCGAAGTGAGACCCGTGCTCTCGATGAGCTTGCGGATCGTCTTCTTCTGAGGATGTGCCTCCAGCCGTCGCTCAGCGTAAAGCTGCAGACCCAAGTTCTTGTTCGCCTGGAGCGCCTTCTCGAGAGCGTCGGTGAGCTTCGTGACGTCCTCCTTGAGTCCGGTCTCGACCTCCTGCGCTCGCGCACGCTCCTGCTGTGCTCGTCGCTCGGCTTCTTCCTCGCGGGCCTGATGCTCCGCCTGCCGTGCCGCCTCTTGCTCCTGGCGCTCCTTGATCTCGTCGAGAATGCCGTGCAGCGCATCCTTCAAGGCGTCGGCGGTCTCGTACTGAGCCAAATCGCCTACCAGCTTCAAGACCAGTGCCTTGTCGGGGTTGTCCTGAAGCGTGCGCTCCAAGAAGTACTTGTACCCCGCCTCGCGCGCCAGAGAGGACAGCCGCTCGATCTGCTGCTCACTCTCCTTCAGCTTCAGCTCCTGCTCCTTGACGGTGCGCTCGAGCCGCGCGGTGCGCTCGTCGGCGTCTTCCTGTGTGAGGAAGGGCGACAACGCCCGCTTGATCTGCTCGATGGCCTCGAGACTTCCACCAACCTCGGGGTCGGCCATAAGGTCGGCCTTGATCTTCTCGCGCGCCTCCGCCGAAAGCTTCCCGAGATTCGAGATGATGTCGTTCTCGAATTTCTTCTGCATGTCGTCTCCGGTCGACCCCGCTTCCCTCGCGGCAGCCTCCTGCTCTACCCGAGCAGCGAAGGCCTTGGCCTTGGCCTGATCCTGTTGCTTCTGAGCTTGGATGCCCATGCCCTTCTCCTTGTCCTCGCTGAATACGTCTGGGTACGCAGTATTGTCGGCCGGCTCGGCTACAAAATCGAATGTCACGAGATTGTAGTCCTCCTGGACAACTTCTTCACCCTTCGAGTTAGTCCTCGTCGAACCGTAGCCGCGCGAGGACACTCCAACCTTACACCCGGCTTGGAGCATGGCCCGAAGGTCGTTCCCCCGGGCAGTCCCCAAGACCTCTGCTTCACCAACGATGTGGCCCGAATCCGCTGCCTCCAGGCCCGTGACCACATGAGACACGCGGGCGAGCTGGGTCCGCCCATCATTCGGATGGTCCAGCTCACCAAACAGCTTCTTCTCCCGCATCTGCGGAGACAGTCTCTTGATCTCCCGCTCCCAGAGAGTCTCGGGATAGACCCGCTTGTTTTCTGTGGCCACACCTGATCGAGCAAACTCCCCACGCACGACGAGGCGTCCACCGTCCGCCCCGTCCTCCACCAACTGCACGGTGATAGGCAGCGAGTCGCACAGCCACTCTTGGCCCGGCCCTGGTCTCGCGTCTTCGGTTAGCTCGATCTTCATGTCAGTGAAACCGCCAGCGGAAGTTACTCCGGAGGGGCGTGCCCCCCAAAACGGAGCGTGTTTTCTTCTTTACCTTGCGTGTCTTTCTCTTGTTTGGTGGATCTTTTACGTCTTTCTCGAATCCTACCAGCTCGAGGCGGCCAGATCGATAGGCAGATCTCCTAGCTCTCCACGCCTCCTGCTTGGCTAGTGAGCCCTCCCTCCCTTGAGGACTCGCTTCTTTCGGCCTTTTCCCTTCTTGCCAGCCTTCACCACCTTCTTCTCCCGAAGGCGGCCCTTCATGTCAGCGAGACGCTTGCGAGCTTCGGCGATGGCCTCTTCCTCGGGCTCCACCTCCGGCTCGTCCTCGTCATCATCCTCGTCGTCGCCCTCATCCAGCTCGGGCTCGTCTTCGTCCTCCTCACCCTCGTCATCCTCGGGCTCATCGACATCGACCTCTACATCGACGTCGACTTCGTCCTCGTCATCCTCGGGCTCGTCGGCTTCCTCTTTGCCCGTCACGTCGTGATAGAGCTGCAGAGCGTCCAGAAGTTTGGCCATGAACTTCTTGAAGAGCGCATCGACCTCGGCGTCGTCGGTCGGACCGCCGCGGGGGCCGATCTCGTCCATGTCGCCTTCGTCGTCATCTTCGGGCGGACCGCCGCGGGGGCCGATCTCGTCCATGTCGCCTTCGTCGTCATCCTCGGGCTCGCCTTCGGGCTGCTCCAGCCGTACGGCCATGGTGGCAGCATCCTCGGAGAGCTTCTTCATGACGGCGCCAACCTTGTACAGGTTGCCTTCCTCGAGAGACATGCCCCAGCCGCTGAAGGTGCCGGCCAGCTTGTCGGCGATCACGGCGATGTTCGCAAATCCCTTGATCTGCTCTTCCTTGCGCGTCCGGTGGATGTCACCGACGATGTCGGACACCTCCTCGAGCAGGGAATTGATCCGCACCGTGGGGTTGCTAGACCGCTGCGCCTTGGCATAGCGAGACTGACGGCGCCGACGACGCGACTCCGTGACTGCTCCCACAGGCTTGCCGAGGGGCTCATGCTGATGCAGAAAGTGGCGTGCGAGAGTGCCCATGGCTTCGATAGCCTCTTCGGCATCGTCGTCATCCATCTCAGGCTCCTCCGCGGGCTCGTCTTCAGGCTCGTCCATCTCGCTGATGGTGTCGGGCTCGTCCTCGGGCTCCTCGTCGCTGTCGCCTGTGTAGCCACCCTCTTGATCCGGCTCGGGGCCTGGCGCTTCTTGGTCCGTTTCGGTGTACAGTCCGATCTTCTTCAGATCTTCCTGCAGGGTGGTGATCACAATCGGTTGCCTTGCCATCTCCGTCTCTCCTACGTGGTGCTGGTGCTGGCCGCGCACAGCCGCTTGCTCATAGTAGCTACAAAACGGCTCGCAGTCTCGTAATCGTTCAGACCCTCGGCGACGGTGTCATACAGCCGACCGAGACTATCGGTCTGGTTAGCTTCTTTGCAGACTCGGTGATCACGTTGTGAAGCCGTCGAAGATCTGCTAACAGATCCTCCGAAAAAAGAGCGAGGGTGTAAACCGTCTCATCCTCCAGGTCATCAGACCCTATCACAGATCTTAGAGACTCGTAACTCCGCTCGACAAGATCTTTCAGCTCCCCTACTCGCCCTCCGAGGTAAGCCATGTCCGATTCCACCAGATCGTGGTACCGGGCCATAGACCCCTCGTCCACCGCACCCTCGTAGAGCGCACCGAACTTGGGCTGCAACGTGGAACTCTCGATCAGCGCCTTCGCCGCGTGCCCTAAGGACTCCCTGATCTGATCCCTGCGCTCTCCATAGAGATGCTTCCAGGGGCGCGGTGCTTCGAAGGACGCCGTGAGTGTGTCCACTATCTCGCGGTCGTCTAGCCTTGGTCTGTCCTCCACGTAAGGAGCAGCCTCGGCGATGATCTCGTGCGCTCTGTCGACCTTGCCCGACAGCCACAAGCTAAGCGCACGCCGAACCTGGCCCCGCGCAAAGTCCTCCAAGCGATCTTCCGTGAAGGTCGGCACCGAATCCAACAGCGAGTAATGCGTCAGCCGTACCGACCCGTTACCCGTTGACTCGAAGCGGACCTGAGCGAGTGCGCCGTCCTCCGATAGCGCGAGCGCCTTGTCCGGAAAGGTGCCCAAAAGACGAATTCCGATCTTCTTGCCGAAGATGTGATCCGCGTTCTCCTGAACCACCTGCTCTACCGCGGAGATCACGTGCTCGTAACTGCCGCGAGTTAAGGACCTAATGGAGTCTACTGGGATGTACCTATTTGTGGGCACGGTTGCCTCCAACCCTACCTGTTCCTCGGACGAAGTGTCAACGCCGAGATCGAGCCAATTCAGTTACCAAACCGCGCAGCTGGTCCAGCCGGCGGCGCAAAGTCGCATCGTTCTGGATGATCTTGTCGAGCTTTACCTGTGCGCGCTGCTCGGACGCGCTTCCCTTCCCCTTCATTAGCTCCCGCTCAGAAATGCCCCGCGCGGGACCGAGCGCTTTGATGCGCCGACCTGACGCCAAAGCCCTTTCTCTCTCGACGGAACCGAACATCCCGCCGCCACCGCCCTCTTCCTCTCCGCCCGCCACCTCGGACGCCGCCGCCTCTGCTGCTGCAGCCCAAACAGCCTCGTCCTTGATGTCCTGCGCGCGCTGCTTAGAGACCTCTTCGATCTCCTCGTCGCTGAGACTGAAGACGTTCTTGTAGAGCCAGTAGAGCGACATGAATTCGCGCATCCTTGACCCTAGGTCTGCGCGAGCATTGCGCACCTCGAGCTGAGCCAACTCGAAGATCGAGGACGGTACGGTCATGTGCACCTCGTACTCCTCGCGGTGAGGGTCGATACCCACTGCCGCCAGGTGCACGCGACAGACCTTGCCCAGGCCGTTTCGCAGCTCTCGCTGAATGCGCAGCACCGTACGAGCAAACCGCACGTCCTCGGTAGAGAGCACCGCTCGCGCCGTGCTGTCGTCCTGCTGGAGATATGCCTTTGGGATCTTTATCGCCGAAAAGAGCTTGCCTTGGAAGTACTCGACGTCGTCCATGTGCTGCCACTGCGGGCTCTGCAACACGTCGATCCTCGTACCCTCCTGCCCTTGTCTCGTTGGTAGGAAGAAGTCTTCGTCTGGTGCGATCGTCTCAAAGCGCAGGTCTAGCTTTCCTGTCTCCGGATTGACGTACTTGCGCTTCTTATACTGCTGCCGCACCCGGCTCACGTAGGCGAGCGCCTCGGCCGGGGGGAGGTTGCCGATGTCGATGTAGAAGGCGTAGCGCTCAGGCGCTCGCTGAAGGCGGTAGATGAGCGCTGAGTCCTCCAACAGCATGAGGCGCTTCCAAATCCACCGTGCAGCCTCGAGCACGGAGAACCCGTAGATGGACCTTCGGTGCTTGCCGCGCATCCGAAAGTGCACCACCTCCCAGTCCTCCAACGCGGCCACCGAATCGTCCGCCCACGTCTGCGTCACCGGGTCGTTGGACGTTATCTGCCCTTGAATAGACGCCGTGCGCTGCGCCAAGATCGTCTTGAACTCCTCCGGTGACCAGCCGAAGCGGCCTTGGAAGTCTTGAATGAAGCCGTACAGCTCGCCGCGCGGGCCTTCTATGCGCCGCACGGTTGGGGGCGGTAGGTAGTTGAGCCCCACAACTCCATCGCCCGTGACCAGCAGCTCCTCGAAGTCGTTCCCGTACTTGACCATGGTACGGGCGATCTCCCAGATCTCCTCGTCGATCCTCAAACGACGGTTAATCATGTCGTCGAGGTTCTCTTGAACGTTCTTGTTGGCAGCGGTGATCCACACCGTCCTGTTCAGCTGCGTATCGGGCTGAGTAGCGTCATCAGCAAACACGTCAATCGCCGCGCTGATCTCGGGGTAGTCGTCCATCTCCTCATAGTCGACGTACCGAGAAAGCAGGTCCTGCTCCAGCCGCAAGTAGTCGGCGAGAACCTCGTAGCCGTAGGCCTGAAGAATATCGTACCCAGATGAGGGATAGCCCGCCGCCGTGGCTCCCTTGGCCAGCTGGATCGCAACCTGTTCCTTATCCTTCGTCCAGGCCTGCCTGATGCGATTGGCTATGTTGCTGAAGAAGCCCACTCACGTCACCTATCCTCACCCACGCATGCTCAGCGCGTCGGCGAGCGCCGCGTCGAAGATCCTACAGCCTTTGGTTAGACGTCCAGCGATGCGCTCCCGCATTCGCTGGCTGATCTCCGGCACCCTCGCATAATCCGCCGGTCGGTAGTTCTCAGCCTCCAACTCGGCAGCAACCAAACGTCCAACTAACTCCCCCAAGTCCTTCATGAGCCCATTAAGGCGCACCCCCTCGGCCGCTGCAAGCGCTTCCTGCCGTCCCGTCGTAGACGGCGAGATCAATACCACTCCGGTGCTTACTGGGCCTTCTTGGAGCCCCTTAGTGTGCTCCAACAGCCGTCTGTGCCTGCTGTTCATCACGTAAGGGTCCCATAAGTTCCACTTCCCGGATACCCCATCATGCCGTTCATGGCCTTCACCGCCTCCGGCCCGATGGGAAGTTTTCGCACAGCCTGCTCGACCGTCCCCAACCAGTGAGCCGCTACGTGCTTCAACATAGCGTCGGGCTCCATAGTGGCGCAGCGGTGGAGCGTTATCCGAAAGCCCTTGATCGCTCGAAGCTCGTCGTTCGTCAAGCGCTCTAGCTCCGGAGACTCCGTCGCCGAATCCACCGCGCGTTGCAGCCGAACGAATTGATCCCACGGAGGCTCTAGCATGAGAATCCTGAGATTCTCTATCAGCTCGGGAATCTTAGCCATCCTGTCATCCTCCTATGCGACCGCGCGGTCGTATCCTACGGTCCCCATCCGTTGCTGTCGCCGCCTTGACCAAAGCCGCCTGATTGGCCGCCTATGATCGGTGGGAGAACCTGAAGGGGAAAGCCCCCACCGGGCGAATTACGCGTCGGTGGGAAGAAGCGCCCGTTGTCCGGAGCGCTCTCCCTTGAAGCGGCGGCGTGTTGCAGTTGCTCTTCCATCCAAGCGTCTGGAGAATACGACACCCCCTGCAAGATCGGAAGGGGTTGTGTTGATTGATGCTCTGTCAGCGTGTACACACAACCCGCCAGCGCGTCGGCCACGTCCTTGCTGCCGCGCGGCGGATGGTCGATCTTCCTCTTCTTCTCGTCCTTCTCCAGCTGCTTCAGCTCCCTGAACAACACAGGATAGTTATAGACGTTGATGCGCCCCTCGTAGAACGCCGACTTGAGCTTCTCGTACGGGTCCATCTTCGTGTCGACAGACAGGTGCTCCGCATAGAAGCCCTTCGCCTTCAGCTGCTGTAGCGCCTCGACCGACTGCCAGGTATCCAAGGTGATGTAGGTGATCATGTACCCGTGGTCGCTCAGCTCGTAGACCATCCGGCGCAAGTCCCCCAGTATAATCTCGTCTCCCACGGGAGGAACGATCTGTAGAATCAAGTCCACGTAGAGGACCGGCGCGCGCTCCTGATACACCTCGCCGCTCTCCGACCTCCTAACCACGTCCTTCCAGTCGCTGATGTGGCCCATGCAGAAACCGACAGCGTCCTTTCGATACGCAGGGTCGATGTGAATGTGCCGCGCAGCCTTGGGATTGACGATCGGGCGAATGACCTTGTGCGTGAACCCAGAGAAGTCCTTGACGGTGCCCTCCCGTATCATTCGATCCCACATGAACGTACCCGGCTTCGAAGGATCGTATATCTCCACACTAAACGGATGTGTCCTGTCAGGGTTGTATACGAGCTTGTCGCGCCGCTGAATGAACGGAGCGATGGCTACCGTCGAGAGCCCCGCGATGTCTCGCAACGCGCCTTCTAGATCGTTCTCGAAGTCGGGCCGAAACTCCTCTGGCACCTTCACGAGCGAGCAGCCGTCCGGCAGCGACTCCTCAGTCACAACCTTCGCCTCGCCGGGATCTAGAATACGCGACGGGGCCTGCTCGTTTCCGCAGACCACAAAGAAGCGAGGTGAGTGAGCAAAGTCCTCGGGCCGCACGTCCCACGTCGCATAGTCTCGGACGAACACAGAGGTCTCGTTCCTGCTTTCGCGGATGCGCCGCGCCGTAAAGTCGTCCGTGGTCTTCTTAGAAGACACCAAGAACATGATCCCCGGCAGCGCTCCGAGCTTCATGAACCGGGACTTGATACGTCGCTTCAGGCCGGTGTAGATCGTCTCTGCGTGGTCGATGGCTCCGTAGCGCTTGTCGACTTTCTTACCCCTATCCAAAAAGTTCGACTCGTCCACGAGCGCGCTCACAACGTTCAGACCGAGCGCGGATGTGTCGGTCGTCGCGCGCGCTGCGATCCAGACGTTGTGTGGAAACCGTAGCTCCTTGCGCGTAGGCTTGAACGGGAAGTGCTCGGCGAAGTAGGGGCTCGCCTTCAGCTTGCTGGCTACGTTGTCAAACGCAACCTTCATTGCGAGCGCCTCGTTGACCGAGAGGCATATGATCGAGATGTCTGTGTCGGGCGCAAGTCCGAGCGAGCGGTGTGGGTCGGTAAGGCAGGATAGCTCGTACAAGATCCGACAGATGCCTATCGACGAGAAGAACGTCTTTCCCCAGCCAATGCTTCCGGTAAGGATCGCCTCGTTATACCCCCCGACGAAGCCGCCCGAAAACAGCTCCTCCATGTCCTTCAGCAGCTTCGGATAGAGCATGCTGCTTGTAGCCCCGAGGTAGTAGTCGTCCTTGACGAACGTCTCGATGTCGACCGGCGTGTGTTTGAACTCGGCTTCGCCCACCTTGACGATGAGGGGAGTCTCGCCTTCCTCTTGATCTCCCTCCAGCTCCGCCAGCATCAGCAGCAGGGCTTTGCGCTCGTCGGGCGAGAGCGCGGCCAGCTCCTTCTGTAGTGCAGCTTCTTCTTCCGCGTCTGTGAGACGGCTGTGGGATCTCCCTGAGCGATCGATAATCACGCGCCGGTCTCCTGCAGCCCTTCCCCCTCGTCTTCGCGGACCACCACCTCCGCCTCAGCCTCAATGACCGGTTTGTCTACGCGCTTGGTGATTCGCTTAGCAATGCCCAAAAGTTTCTGCCTCTTGACCGGATCGGACAGCACCTTAGCGACAGTCGGATCGGAATACTTGCCAT